GGCGCCGACAGCACATAGCCGCCATCCTTGATCACCCGCATCAGGCGATCGCCGAATTCCAGCACATAGGTGACCTGGCCATTGAACTGAAACGGAATCAGCCGGCCGCGCTTGCTGCTATCGGCAGTCTCGCCAATGAACTCGGTGCCCGGCCGATTGCTGGCACAGCCCGCCGGATGCACGAAGAAATTCCGCATCTTGCGCGTGCCGATGCGATAAATCGCCTGATCCACCCGCCCATACAATTTCGGCGACAACTCACCGGCGGCGAAACTCGGCTGAATGACATTCTGGGTCATCGGTCACATCTGTTTGGGGTTGGGTTGGTTGCTAAAACAAATGACGAGATAATTTGAAAGATGGAGACCGCAATTCCCCCTCTCCCCACCCCTCCCCCGCGAGGGGGGAGGGAGCTCAACGAGCCTAGGGCAGATGACATGCGACATTGTCCGATTGAAGGTGCCGGCAATGATTATGTCGGATGTTCTTTGCACTAGGTATTAGCGCCACTGCTCCCTCCCCCCTCGCGGGGGAGGGGTGGGGAGAGGGGGCGTTTCGCCGCGATAAATAACCCTGCCCTCACCTCCGCCTCGAAATTCAAAGCCCCTCACCGATCCAAAATCCAATCCGGCAGCACGCTTTGCAGATGCACGCCTTCATTGGCATCCGCTGTCGCGGCATCGGTCAGCATCAGGCGCCACTGGCTGAGACAGGCCTGCATCAAGGTGGTGCTGCCGGTCAGCGGTATGGCGAGCTGGGCACCGCAGGCCCAGGAGAGCGCGCTGACGAAGCCGGCCGGGAACAAGGCGGTGTTCATCAGCCGCTTGGTGAAATAGGCCAAGGCCTGCGGCTGGTCGCAATAGATGACCTTGAGGTCATTGCCCTGGGCGTCGAGATCAATCGCCGCCTCATAGGGCACCGGCGATGTCGCACCACTGACGGGACCGAGACTGGCCGTGGTGGCGGCAAAGCCGACGGGGATGACGGTCAGCGCGCCCTCGCCCGATGGCGATCCCTGCTGCGATAGCGGTTGGTAGAGGCCGCGGATCTTCAGGCAGTCGCTGGGATAGGCATAGCGGAACTGCCAGTCGACCGGCGGTGAGCCCAGATCGGCGAGATAGCGCCGCGCCCGGGCAAAGCCCCAATCCACCGCCTCCAGCGTCTCATCCCGCGCCTGGTCATAGATGGTGTTGAAGGCGCGGGCCTCCGGCGAATCCTCAGCGAGATCGGCGATGCTCGAGCGCGTGCCGATCCGCGACAGCGACAGATTGGCGATCTGGATAAGATCGGCCATGGCGGCTCCTTCCCGAGAGCGGGATCATTCCGATCGCTCTCCGATGTTTCAGTGTGAGATCGCAGGCTGCTCTTTCGGGCAGGCCATGCGGTCGATCTTGACCCGTTTCGACCTCACTCAAATTCGGTCAAGGCTTGTCAGCCCCGCGCCGCTACTTCTTCGGCTTGCTCTTGACCGAGGTGACGACCGGCGCCTTGGCGGGTCCGCGGGCGGCGGAAGCCGCTGGCGCTTTCATTGCGACAGCCGGTAATTGGCGGTGCCGCTGGTATAGGCGGTGCAGTTCAGCCGATAGAGCACACCCTTCTCCGGTTCGCTGATGCTGAGGCTGGTGGCGGCGGTGAAGGTCGCCGCCGTACCGCTGGTATCGCGCGCCACCGCCACGAAGGTCGTGCCGCCATCGAAACTGCGCTCGACGGCGATGGTGCCGACGAAGCTGCCCCAGATCACCACATTGAAATCGCCCCACAGGGCTTTCGGCGTCGATGTCCCGGTCGCGGCGAATGTGCCGCTCAGGACTTCCACCGCCTCGTCATTGGCGGTCGTGCTGCGTTTACCCATGATATCTCCGTTGAGCTAAGCGTCCTGGCATGCGGGGCGGTTCGCCGCCTCAGATCAGATCGAGCGGTGCCGCCTCTTCGCCATCGGGGTCCGCCGTTTCATCCTGGAGGGCGACCATCGCCTCGGCCGCCTTGCTGGCTTTGCGCGCGGCGGCATCCAGCGGCAGCAGATTGCTGCCCGGCAGCCCGTCATAGTCGATCTCTTCCGTCGGCTGCCACAACCGGTCACCGATGAAAGATGCTTCCAACACGCGATAACGCGGCATGCTGTTCCCTTTCTGTTTTGAAGAACAAGGCCCCCTCACCCTGTCCCTCCCCCGCTCCGCCGACGAATGTCGGCCTACGCCGACAGAGGGCGGAGGGAACGCCGTCGCCGGCAGCCATACCGCTTTTCACGAAAGCTATGCAGCGAAGCGTGCAACAAACTCGACGTGCCCCTCCCCCCTCGCGGGGGAGGGTTGGGGTGAGGGGGACTTTCCGTTAGCAACACTCGATCGATGGCAGCCGCCTTAGAACCCGCTCACATTGAGCCCTTCGGGATAGGCGGCATTGGCCTGCAGGTCGAAACACAGACCAGCCGTGAACTTGCCGGCGGTCAGCGGCCCGGTCGCCACCGCATAGGTGACACCAAGATAGCGCTTGCCCGCTGTGCGCGAGGCCGGTACCGCTGTCCGCAGCACCTGGGTGCCGGCAGTCAGCGCGGCCTTGCCGATGGCATCGCTCTGCATCAGCACGATCGGGTTGGTGGCGAGATCGGCGCTGTCGGCGGCGACCAAGGCAAACTGCACCGTCGCCGCACCGGCCGCCGCCACATCTTGCGTCACGGCGATGAAGAAGTTGGTGTCATAGCCGGCGCCAAGATCGCGCGCCGCACTGAGGTCGATCACATTGGCCGAATTGGCCGAAGCCGTGACAGCCTGCTGGTTGGAGAACAGATTGGTACTGTCCAAGATCATTTGAAAATCCTTTCGAGAAGATCCGATGGCGATGCCAGTCGACAAGCGATCACCTCAACGGCCGCGACCGCGACCGCGCGCCAAGTGGCGCGGAAGCCAAGGCGGACGGAGGTCCGCCGCCCGGCGTGTGAGGGGCGCTTAAACAAAGAAGCGCTTAAACCACCCGTGCTTCCGTATTGAGCAACTGATCGACCAGGCGGATCGGAATGCCACGGAAGGCGGTCAGCGGATTGCCTTGCGCATCCTCGACGGTGTGGAAACCGAGCGTCGGCTTTTCCGTCTGCTGGATATCGGCCCAGGTCTTGACCGCGCGGTTGACGTAGAAGACCGGCCGGCCCAGTTTCAGGCTCGGCACCTTGGCGATCGCCCGAATGAACAATCGCTGCAGGTTCACCGGCGAACCGCCCGACAGCGACGGCACATCGATATTGGCGATGCGGACGGCAAAGCGCCAGTCGCGCACGGTGAGGCCGCATTTCCACTGATACTTGGTCTGATAGGCCTGGTACTTGCCGCCCGAACCGTCATCGATCGGCGCCGGCGTCGAGACATCCTCATGGGTCAGGCCGGCCTTGGTCTTCTTCGGGTAGATGCCGTGGATGGTGCGCTTGCCCCAGACCAGCAGCCAGACACTGGTATTGGTCGAGGCGGTACCGCCGCCATCGATCACGTTATTGGCGGTCTGCGCATTGGCCAGTTGCACGGTGTTATAGCGCGGCGCCAGGCCCTGGAAACGCTCCGGGTTGGCGGCGATATTGCCGTAGAACAAAGTCTGCGCCATCTGCTGGTTCATGCCTTCCAGGAAGGCTTCATCCTCCGACAGACGGAAATCGGCGGCGTTGCCGTTGAGATCAGCCAGATCCTTGTCGACGATGCTGTAGGTTTCCAGCATGCCGCAGGTATCGGTGATCTGCGCCGTGGTCGATTTCTGCGGCTGCGCGCCCTGATAGAGCAGCCGCCAGGTTGCCTGGGGCAGGCCGGTGCGAATGGTCGTCAGATGGCCGGTCGGCAGATTGCCTTCGACCCAGACCATATCGTCCAGCACTTCATTGGTTTGCGAAAGAATGTCGATCACATCCGCGATCTTGTCGTCAGCGGTCATCCGCTTCGCCAGATCCGTGATGCTCAAATACTGACCACCGATGGTCGCCATGGATTACTCCTGTTGTTGGGATGCCGAAGCGCGCTCTAGTCCCGCGACTTCGTTATCTTCGGATGGAAGCCGCCCTTTTTGAGAGAGGGCGATTCACGTCTTTGATGAAAGCAAAGGCGCTTTCCCCAAAGACGATCGCGCTCTAGTCGCGCGGCTTCAGCGGGTCATTCGGATAAAGGCGATCGGCGCGGCTGCGGCTTTCCTGGGCCACACCGCGGCCCAGCACCAGAGCATCTTCCGAAATCGCTTTGCCGATGCGGATGAAGGCGCGAATGACATCGGGATGGTTGCCCGCCCCGCTGACATTCAAGGCTTGGCGCAGGGCATCACCGCCGAACCGATCGACCACCTTCGCCGCGATGGCGAGGTTGCCGGCGAGCTTCGGGCCGCCGATCTCGCGATCGGTTTTGACCACCTGCTGCCATTCCTGCTGCGTCTCTGCCCAGAGCCGATAGGGAGCCTCGGCGGCCTCCTTCAGCTTGCCGGCATAGAGGTCGACATAATGCTGCGCCCGTTCCTGGCTGAGGCCATCGGCAGCGAACAGCTGCTTAGCGGCATCCAGGGAAGGTGCATCGACCGCAATGCCTTCCGGCAGGGTGAAATCCGCATAAGGGATGGCGACCTGATCCGGCGCCATCTCGGCGCCTGTCTCAGCATCAGCATCCATCTGCGGCTGCCCGGCGGGAGCGGAGGGCGCCGCCGCATGATCGGCGCCCTCCTTTGTCTCGCCAAGCATCGTCTGGCTACGGGCGACCGCTTCGGTGGTGGTCTGCGCGGTTTCGGTATCAGACATGGGATTGATCCTTTCGTGCCTCTTTCGTCATCGTCACATAGAGATCCGGGCAGAGCCGATTGACCTGCTCCAAGACCCAGAGCCCGATCTGCCGCTTCCCCTCATTGAGGAAGGTGTAACTGTTGCCGGTCATGATCGGCTGAAACACCTGCGCCTCGCTCAACAGCCGCCAGATGAAAGCGCGGAAAACGCGCTGCTCCATCAGCGTCTTGAACGCCTCTGCGTCAGAGAGTTCCTGGCGCCGCAATTTCTCCTTGCGCTCACCTACCTGCAGCGCATCGCCGATATCCACAGCCTCGGTCATTCAGATGCTCCCGTATCGTTCATCAGTCGCCCCCCTCACCCCGACCCTCTCCCTCGGGGGAGAGGGGGCGCTGCTGCAATCAACCGTCCCAACTCTGCTCAAATGAGAGAACGGGATTCGATGCGAAGAAGCGGTATCTCGCATGGTGAGGACACTTCCTACTCCCTCTCCCCCGGAGGGAGAGGGTCGGGGTGAGGGGGGCGACTGAAAGCCGATCACCATCAGCGCGCATCACACTCACTGCCCACCCGGCAACAACCCGCCACCCGGCACAGCCCCACCGGCAGCACCGAGCTTGCCGATCACCTGGTCCAGCGCCGAGCCACCGCTATTGAGCTTGGTCTCCGACAAAGTCTTCGCTCCCTGCACCGCCTGCTGGGTTGCCTGCATCGCCTGCTGCTTCTGCATCGCCTGGGCGCGCGCAGCACGAGCCTGTGCCACCTGGTCGCTGGCGAGGATGATGCGGGGCGAGATGCCGAGGGCATCACCGTATTCATCCACCGCTGCATCGAAATCGATCTTGTCGAGCACCTCCGGCTTGGCGCCGGCGAGACCACCGACGAAGCTGGCGATCCTCTCGATGCTGCCGGTCTCCGCCGCCTTCTGCGCCTGCGCCAAGGTCGAGATGTAATCGATGTCCAACATCTGGCCGCGCAGTTCCGCCGGCGGTTCCGGCAGCAGGCCACCCGCGAACATGATGTTGAAGATGCGGTCGATCGCCGGATCGAGCAGCTCGTCATGCAGCCGTTCCAGGACCGGCCCCAGCATCAGCAGCTTTTCCTGCTTCCGCTCCACGATCTCGGTCGCCGAACGCACGTCATCCAGTTGCGAGATCATCAGGAAGAGATCGGCGAAGAAAGCCTGGTTGATCTGGTTGCGGATATCCTCGATATCGGCGCGCAATTCGCCGAGTTCGATATTCACCTGATAGGCCGGCGCGAAGCCCGCCCCTGCCCCGTTATTGGGCGTATAGGTGATGCCGCCCGGCAGGACCGACATTTCCTGGTTCTTCATCTGCACATTGGCGATCATCGGCGGATTGACCTGCTTGGCGATGCCCTGTGCCTTCTGCTTCTGCTCGAACTGCAATTGTCGCACGAAGGGCAAGGCATCCATGCCGGGCGAACGGCCATAGGTCTCGGTAGCGGTCAGATGCCAGCGCGCCGCCTGGAACGGCCGTTCCTTGAAACCGCTGCTGCTGAGGATGCGCTCGCTGCCGATCTGCCAATAGACCGAGCGATAGGGCATGTTGCCGCTGTCGATATAACCCATCACGCGCTTGTCATTGGGCTCGATCGCATGGCAGATGCGATGTTCCTGGTCGAGCTGGCCGTCGCGATAATGCTGCTGCACCTCGTCGGAGCAATTCTCCAACCCGAACTGCCCCACCATGCCGGCCACCGTCATGGTGAAGTCGCGATAGAGCGTATCCACCGTCAGGCGATAATCATGCGCCAGCAGGTAATCGCCGACCGTCAGCGGATAGCAGCGGATGACATCGGTGCTGTCTTCCAGGATCAGATTGACCGCTGTCCCGAACACCGCCATCTCTTCATAGAGTGTCGCGAAGGCATTGTAGAAATTCGACTTCGCCATCACCCGCAGCATGCGTTTCCGCACTTCATCCAGCCATAATTTGACCGGCGCATAATCGGCGAGCTTGGGATCCGGCAGGCTCAGGCGAAACCACGGCCGGGTCGGCGAGGTGACACCGGACATCAGGCCGGAGGCGCAGGTGCGCGCGGCAATGGTGCCGGTGCTGTCGACGATCCGCTGGTTCTTCTTGCCACCGCGATTGCTGTCGGTCTGGCCATTGATCAAGGCACGACCACGCCGCGGCAGGATGACATCGCTCAATTCCTGCCAATGGGTGAGATAGCTGCGGCGCTCGTCTTCCAGCGCCGATTTGCGGCGATTAAGCTGCTGCAACAGATCCTGCTGGCGCATCGGCGCATGTGTCGCCGCCTCATCCATTGGCTGCCGCATGGCGCGCCGGCTCTCACCGCTCTGCATGTCTTGGCTATGCTTCATCACCGGATCATCTGTCCTGTCTGCAAAGAGCGTATCGGGGGCGGCTCCCTCATCCGCTGCCGCCGGTGACGGCGCAGCCGATCGGAGGAGGCACCATCGTGATCCGCATGCATCCCGGCGATTGCCGGCGTGGATGGTGCGCGCAGATCAGGATGAGGGAGCCAGACGACGCCAGCTTGCCGGCGCCGTCGATCAAGTTGCTTTACGGCATGTCACGCCGCCTGCTGGTTACTGGTGAGCGGTTACTGACCCAGCAAGGTCTTGCCGGTCGCCGCCGTGGTGCCCTGCCCCTGGCCATTGGTCAGGATGGTGCTGGCGGCACCGGCGGCGGCCAGAGCCCGCGCGCGGGAATCCGTGCGCGCCTTCACCACGGCCTGGTCCTGGTCTTCCGGCACCGGCGGCGGTGGCGGCGGTGGAGCTGGCGGTTTTGGCGCGGAGCCACCCATGCACATGCAGGTTCCTTTCCGGTCGAGCGAGAGCGATATATTGTGTATTTCTCAATGTTAAGGGATCGGTGAGATAATAGCAACATGTTTTTGAGGATTGTGATTTTCGCTGCGACATCAACTAGCACCGGCATTCGCGCGACCACCCGTATTACCCTCCATACCCGGCTGGTTGACGGGGTTCGGCATGACTTGATCAACAACTGTCCGCACCTGATGTCACGACCCGTTCACCCGCTCATCTGGAGAGATTGCCCGCCTGCCGCCTTGGCCGTGGCGAGCTGGCGTGATCGACCTGGTCGCGATCACGCCGG